GCCCCAGCCGACGATTTGCACGGCAAGCCGGTTGTCTTGCGTGTCGACGCCAGCGGTGATGGCGAGGACTCCCGCCGGGGCAGTGCGCAGGGCGTAGGTCTCGGCGCGGTCGGCGACGACGTTGTGCTTGACGGAGCGCATGGCCGGGTCTTCATAGGTCTCCGACAGGCGGTCGTTGACGAAGGTCTTCAGCTTGGCCGGGTTGTTCTGTGCATCGAGCCGCATCTCGACGAGGTCGGCCCAGCGTGGGCCGAGTCCAATCTGGTAGTAGAGGCCGTTGCAGTGGTATCCGCGGATGCTGGAGTCCGGGTTTTCTGGCACCCAGTTTCCGGCGGCGATCATCGCTGTCTTGTGGTGCTCTTCGATCAGGGCGCCGCATTCCCGGCAGACGTAAGCGACGCCCGTGCGGCGGAGGCTGGCTCCGGAATTCCATCTCAGGCCTGACCATTCAAGGGGCTGCTGCTCGCCACAGTACGGGCAGGGGACGTGATAGCGGCGCCGGTCGCTCTTGAGGTAAAGCGCTTCGATGCGCGAGATTCCGGCGATTTGCGGGGTCGAGACGTAGAGGCGCTTGTAGGTGGCGGGGAATGCCGAGGTGCGGCCGTCGAGCATCGCGACCGGGTCGTCGCCGCTGATGAGGTTGGCGGCGAATTCGTCGAGCTCGTCGACGATCAGCGTGCGCACGCTGGTGGATTTGAGGCGCTGCGGGCTGCCGGCGTGCTCGAGGTAGAGCTGACCGCCGGCAAAGTCCTTGAACTCGCGTCGGTTGGAGCCATTTCTGCTGTCGGTGCTGGAAAGGGTGGCGCGAACGACGGGGGTTTCTTCGATCATGGGGCCGAGCTTCTGGGCGACCCACTTG